ACTTGGTTACTAGCAGTTGGTATAGCATTATATCCTAATAAAGTTATATTACTATAATTAAATTGGGGTGTAAAAGTATGTGTATCTGTACCTGTTGAAGATAAGTTACTTGTATAAGCTTCAATAGTATTAGCATCTATTATCTCAAACTTATAAATATTGTTATTAAATAACCCTCCTATTTGAGTACCAGTAGTACTATATCTTAGATTAATAAAATCTCCTATACTTCCAAATCCATGAGCTGTTATAGTTACCCTATTTTGAGCAGTATCTACGTCTGTAGCTGCATTTGCCACGTTTTGAGCTGAACCAGAATCATCATAAAAAATATTAGATACATCAGGAGTGCCAACTATTGTATTAAAATTTCCAATATTATGAATACCTGCATTAACTCCTATAAATACTCCTGAATCTCCACTATTATTTCTTCCTGCATCTGTTCCTATCCCTACTGCACTAGTACCTGTATTACTATTCAAACTGCTTAAACCTATACCTGTAGAAGCATTACCTTGATTATATCTCCCAGAACTGCTTCCTATAAAAGTAGACGAAGATTGTGTATTTTCTTGTCCTGCATAAGTTCCTATATATACTGTTTGACCTCCTGAAGAATTTTGTCCTGCTCTAAAACCTATACCTACCTGATCTGCATTACTAGCACTTCCTAAAGCATCTGTTCCTACGCTTATATAAGTATTAGCTACATTATAAAATAACTCTAATTCATTAAAACTAGCTGCATCTATTCTAAAAGCTCCTAAATCAACATTAGCAGTTGCTCCTGTATATGGTACATAAACATCTCCAAAATATTCTTTAGACATAAAAGTAACAACATAATTATTACCGTTACTCTTGTATATCTTTACAAACGTATCTTGAGGAACTATAATACTAGAAGTTCCCCCATTTACAATAGCACTTCCTGTAACTGCAATAGTAATATCACCTCCTGTAGGATTATCTATAATAGCACTAGCACCAGAATTTTGCCAGTCAGAACTTGCAGACATTGTAACATCATCTCTTAAGTTAAGAGTTCTAGCACCATTAGCGTTTCTCCAAATATGTTGAGTACTAGTTAATACAGTATCAAAATTAGCAGGTGTTCCAGCAGCCATTTGAGCTTGTTCCCATTCTGGTTCCCAAGCAAGAGAAACATTTGTTCTATCTCCACCTCCACTAACTATTCCTCCATAATTTCCTGGAAGAAAATTAAGTCTTTGAGCAGAAGCATTTACTTCAGAGGTAGTATCCTCAATTATAAGTTGAGGAATAGTAATAGTAGTTTTTCCACCACCTCCATCTGTAGCAGTTGCCCCTGTACCTACAAAATCTAATATAGAAGAATTAGCTAACACTTGTACGCTTTCTTCTTGTGTTTCTACTCCTACAGGAAGTGTAATATTTCCAGTAACATCTGCTAAGTTTCCATTAACAGAAACAGCTAAAGTATTACTTGCATTAGGAATATATACCGTTCTTTCTGCTGTTAATGTAGCAGGTTCTATAATACCTTTAAAAGCTGAGTTAGCATCTGCTAATCCTAATCTTCCTCCTAAAGTATCATGAGATTGTATAAAAGAACCTTTTCCTAGTCCTGATGTTATATCAAAAAATACACTTGTGGAATTTACAGTAATATCATAATAAGAATCAACAAAATATCCACCTAGATTACCATTACTACCAGCATAAAAACCTTGACTATCTGCTACATTCCTAGATTGAAAATAACTAGTTGTATTATTTTCAATAGTCATAGTATTAGTAGTTAAAGCCCCTACATCAGTAACAGCTTGTAAATCTGGAGTAGGTACTAAAGTAGCAGGATCAGTAAGTTGTAATCCAGCTTCGCTAACAACAGCAGGAATATAACCATTTTTACCTACATAATCAGTATCTATAGTATCACTTAAATCTATATAATTAGTAACACCTGTACCACCTCCACCATTATTATTATCATTAGCTCCTGTTTGGTATTCTATAAAATCTATATTGATAGTAGGAGTACCTTCAAAACTAATAAAAACTCTATCAAATTGTTGAGAAGCAAGATTCATAGCATTCAAAGGAATAGTAACTCTTTGCCAAACATCTGTTTGAGTATGGTCAAATCCATAACCTTCTATAGAATTCCTATTAACTTGTAGTGTAGCAGATGCTACAGCACCTGCAGAATCATATAATCCAAAACGTATTCTAGCTTGATTATTATCCCATTCAGCCGAATTTCTCATACCAAATGTAATAACACCTGATATAGCATTATAAGTTTGAGGGTTACTAGGAGTATCTATACGAAGTCCTCCAAATGCAGAAGTAATCTGCATAGAAACCGAATTATTATAAGGATTAACAGCATCCGCTAAATTAGTACCTATAGGAGAAGTTGTTACATTCCATTCGGTAGGATCTCCCGCATTTTCATCCCAAATAAGTACAGTAGTAACTTCAGCAGGTGTAGTTTCTGTTTCTAATAAAAGTTTTTCACCTACTTCTACTTGATTAGTAACATTTACTACAGGTTTATCTGGATTAACAGCAGGGATACCTTCTATAACACCTTCTTGTGGAGTATCAAGACCTCCCGCTAAATTAGAAGCGGTAAAAGTAATTGAAGTAGTTGTAGCAGCTACGACTAAACCATTATCTGCAATTCCTCCACTTCTTGAAATAATATTAATAGTATCTCCACTTACAGAAGCGTAATAAGGAGAAGCTAAATTATCAGTTATATTAGCTGCTACTGCTATAGCTGTTGTAGCTAAATCTGTATCAAAAGGAATAACAGCAGTTAAAAGATTATTACCGTCTACTGAAAGAGTATCTACAGAACCACTAGAACCAGCAGTTAAAGTAACAGTACCTTGAGCAGGTTTTTTATGATTAATTACAAATACATTCCATCGTTTTAAGGTAGGATGAGCAGCCGTAAGTGTAACATCACCATTTACAGGTACAAAAATAGGTTCACTATTTTCCATATAACCTGTTGCCCAAACATAATAAGTAAGACCTGTTCTATGAACTATACCTCCATTAATTAAACCATTTTCACCATGAATATCAGCAAAAGTTACATAATCTTCTTTATAAGGAAAGAAATTAAAAGAACGATTACTATAATCTATACCATTTGCGATAGTACCATTAGGATAAGTAAAATCAGAAGTAAGAAGACGATTTTCTTCTACATCGTTTTCCTCTCTCCAAATATATTGTTTTTTATCTTCGTTAACAACAGCAATTAAACCTTCATAATAGTTATACGCATTTACATCATTAGTTCCTAAATCTTGTAAATCTGAAAGAGTAAGAAAATATTGTTTAGGATTTAAAGCAAACTGACCTAATAATCTAGTTCCTGTTAATAAATCTATATAAGGCATGAATTTTTATTTTTTAGTTTATGACAAATTTTAGGAATATATTTCCTGTAATATAATGTTCTTTAGATACATATGTTTCTACTAAAGTATTTGAATTATACACTTTATCAAATACAGTATCAGTTATATCATTGTTGAAAGTATCATAGATAGCATATCTATCAGGTAAAACGTTTGTAAGTACAAACCCAATTCTACCTATATTACTAAGAACAAATGTTCTACCTACTACCATTTCATCTTCATCAGTAGGAGCACCATTAAGAACTAAGTATGCATCTGTTAATAAATCAATATTATTAATATCGTAACTTACATCATCAAATTGGAAGAATGTAAAATCAGTTATTGTTGGATTCACAGTAAATAAAGGTTTAAGATCTTCTATATTAATACAACTACCACACATACAAGCGACAATTTCATCGTAATGGAACTTTTGTTTTATAAAGGCTAGTTCATCTGTATCATCACCAGCTAAATTTTCTTCTATAAAATACATTCCTGCCCAGTATAATGAAAGATAAAGATTAAAAAGTTTACTAACATCTCTAACCCCACCTGTCAAACATTCTTCTTTAAGAATATTATTAATAGTAGTTTGAAGTTTACAATTATAAGTTGCTGCTCCTTCTTCTAAGAAGTTACAAAAAATAAGAGAATAGTTAGCTCCATATAAAGGTATATATAGAGTTTGAAAAGTCAGTAGTTTTACAAACACAGATTTATGTGTTAAACATTCTCTAGCAGACTTTTTAAGACAATTTCTAGCAAAGGTTTCTGCACATTTACCTTCTTTACCACAAATAAGAAGTCTTGCGTCTTCTATAATGGAATCCTGTAAATATTTAATTACATCAAATTCTATTTCAACATTAGTCTCTCCTGTAACAATTAATACTAAATTATATTTACCATCTTTAGTAGTTTCCATAATAGCAGTACTTCCGTTAAGTACTGCACCAGTACATACTAAGCTATTACTATTATCAGAAGTGTAATATAGTTCAAAATTAGTATCTTGAGATACTCCTAAAATATGTTGATCTTGACTTTTATCAAAGGTATATACTATAGCCATTTTCTAGATTTAAAAAAACCCTTACCAATAGAATTAGTAAGGGTAATTTATTAACAAATTTATTTATTATGATATATGTTTCCCTTATAGATTAATTACCACTTACTCCGTCATGTTCTGTACCGTCATCGGTAGCAGTTTCATAACCTTCAGTAGCATCATAAGCGTTACCAAATATATTAGCCATAATACTTAAAACATCTGAAGCGGCTTGTCCATTACCAGCGGCATTAACACAAGCAATAGCTAAACGATTTTTCATTACATTATGTGAACGAGTTGGAGAACTATGTTGTCCTTCCCATACAGTTGTAATTAAATCATAATTAGCAGAAGCAGAAGCTTCCATAGTACGACTATAATACTCAGCAGAATATTCAGTATAATTACCATTACCTTCTTCTACACTAAAATCTTTCTCCATTTGAAGAATATCAGCTCCACCACCTATACCATGTACAAAAGCAGTAGTATTTACAATAGGGTCTAATTCAGCTAACCCACTAAGAGCTACTCTAATTGCTACACCATCTTCTTTAGGAGTAATACCTATAGTACCTGCACTATCAACACCTTGTTGAGTAGTAGCTAGAGTGGCAGCAGAGGTAGTAGCTGTTCCAGCAGCATAATTAGCAATATCAGTTTTACTTTCAGCAACAACACTTGTTACAGTTACTTCATCTACACCATCACTTACTGCAGTCCAATCTGGAAGAGCATCAATAGTAGCAGCTATTTCATTTGCATTAGTAGCTATATCAGTATCACTAAGAGGTAAATTAACAGTAACACCATCAAGGTCTACTGTAGCAGTTCCAGCAGCAGTAGCCGCAGCAGTAACAGTAATAGTTGCAATCTCTTCAGCAGCAACAGGATCAGTAGCTACTACAAAACTACCTGAAACATTTAATTTATCTTCTAATTTCTGCATAACATCGCTAAGACTATCAGAAGATCTTTTATATACAGAAGCATTAAGACTTTGTACATTATAACGAGAAGTATAAGAATCATCTGCAACCTGTACAGAAACATCACCTTCATCACTAGCTCCAAAACTAAAAGCTCCTACAGTAATAACTGGTTTAGTAAAAGCTCTATAATTAGCTAGATTAATATCATTAACAACTCTAGGAACCATACCTAGCATTTGTTGGTCATCAGCACGTCCAACAGCAACTTGAACATACTTTAAATCAGGAATCGTTGCAGCAGCGTTAGCATTCGTAAGCAAAGTTCCTTGAGGAGTAAAAAAGGCTAATGCACCAGCATCAAGTTGGTCAACTTCATTGGCATCTGCAATAGTTCCTCCACCTTGTTTAGCAGCATAAGCCACGTCTTTTAAAACAAAAATTCGATTCATAATTTATTTACTTTATTCAATTAATATATTTTCTTGTGTATAAGCTTGATAATTATTTGTATCTACAAGAGCTTTTAGAAAACGTATTGTATTACTAACAATCTCTTTTGCGACCTTTGTAGATACATTCAAATTACTACCCAAAACTAAGTCGATTAGTGTTGGTTTACAAATATAGACTAAATCCACCCTACCTAATATAGCACTTTTTGGCGGTGTTACAACTGCCACCCCTTCCCTCAATACTGATATAGGAGAATGTATAGTACTTTTAGATAAAGAAGAATTTATAATATCTCTTTGAAATTCATCATCAACAATTCTCATACTACTTATAAGACCTAAAGAATTTTTATCGTATTCAGATACAATACTATTAGTAGTATTATAATTAGTAACAGTACCATTTACATCTACAGTTACATAATTAACTTCGTCAGTAGTAATTAATGTAAAAGCTTCACTTCTATAATTATACCCTTCTCTTTCCCAGTATAAATCAGGAGACGTGAATACTCCTTCTACTGTATCGGGAAGTTGAATTAGTAAAGCTTTTATAAGTAAAAATTGTTGTTTCTTAAATTCATCATTAGTAAGGTAATCAGTAGGAAGAGTATTTATATTAAAAAGACTAGTAGTACCAGAAGGAGTTGTTACACTTATGGAAAACGTAGTTAATGATGTATCATCTGGCAAATTTAAATCGAAAACAGTTTTATAATACGTAACAGAGGTACTACTAGCTTTTAAACTGTCGCAGTCCTTACTTAGATAAGCATCTAATCTAACATAATCAAAATAATTTGGGGGAAGAGTTATATAACTTTCCCCCGCATTATCCGTAGAAACTGGTAGATTTTTAACTTTAATTAACTCTTTAAGATCTTCTACTCTTTTTGCAGTATCTTGAAACCCAGTACGTTTTATATTAGAATTAGGACTTTTTCTTTGTTTAAGGAATTTAATAACTTCATTATTTAAGAACCAATCTTTTTCTTGAGATAATATATTTTTAGTGTATTGAGAATTTAGTTTTTGAAGTTCTAAATCTATTTCAATATGCATTTCTTGAGTAATCATATCTTAATTTTTAACTTTTTAGTCGGGCTTTTATTGCCGTAACTATTTCTTGATTTTTAGGAGAATCAGTTTTCCAATATAAAACAGCATCTTCTAAAGTAGCTCCTAATAGTACTTCGTTATTTTCTCCAAAATAATAACTATCAGTATTAGAAGGATTATGAAGAATACCTTTATTAACAGCAGTTTTAATAGCCGCTTTAATTCTTAAACTTGCGTCTCTTACGTATCTTACAAAATCTGCTGACCTAGAATTTACAAAAGTTTCTAAAACTAAATGTCTATCTTCCATTGAAGGAAGAGTTGATAAATCTTGATCAAACATTAATAGTAAAGCATTTACTAAAGCATCATCTGTAAGAATTTCTCCAAATAAATTATCAGCTTCTCGTCTTAATTTAAATTGAATATGTTTGTTTTTGACTTCAATTTCTTTACTATATAAGTAAAAACGTATTTTAGGGGATCTATTAACATCAGAAGCTCTATTAGCTACTCTACCATAAACTAAGCAATATCTAAAAAGAACATAATCATCTATACCATCTACTACTCTACCGCTTTCAGAAATAATTTGAGCTTTCTTTTCAAAATCTAAAGTAGCTTCTACAGCTTCTTTAGCTGATTTATTAGTAAATTCAACAGTAAAAGAAACAGACACTCCTTGTTTTTCAGGAGTACCTAATCCATCGGCAGGAACGGGTACAGAGATATTATTCCAATAATCTCTTACAGCTTTGGTAAATTCAACATCTTGAGGAGAAATACTAATAATAGCTGGGAGATATAATCTTTCTTCTTCAAAACTAAGACCACTCAAAGGCACTTTACCATTGAGACTAGATCCTATTTTTAGATTATGTAATGTACTATCATCCCCAGGAAGTCCTCTAGTACGTCTTCTTCTTATAGAAAGATTAATAGTACTTCTATATACTTTATTTTGTGTCATTGTGGGTGTTTCCATAATATTGTTTTTTTATTGTTTAAATCGTAAGGGTAAATATTACATTACCCTTACGATTACATTATAAATTAGTAATTTAATAATTAACTAGGATAAGTCGCAGGTTAATTTGAAACAATGTGTATTTCTTCTAATACATACTCCTAAAGTTTTTAGGAAATGGACAGAAGTCTTATCTTGATCGGTAGCTAAACTTAGATTACCATTACCAGAATAATCTCCGTAACTTGCACCTTTTAATAAAGTCATACCTTGCTCAAGTCCTCTTACAAGAGTTCTTCCTTTTTGAGAAACCATTTTAACGTTTCTTTCCCCGTCATAGTTACTCATATCAATGAAATACATTTCATAAGAAGTTAGAGGAAGATTTGAAACAGGGTGTCTAGGAGAGTTATCAGCTCTACCACCAAAATCTAATAAATTAAGAAGTTTGATAGTAATAGTGTGACCATCTACGTGCTTATAACTTGTGAAATACGCTCCATAAGTTAGATTACGAGAACCATCAGCACCAGAAACATTTTTATTTTCAACTTGTGACCATCCACCTGATCCAACAACATCACGCTTAATAGAAGCGTCAAATTCTCTAGCTCCACCTACACCAGTAAATAGAACTACTTCCATATTACCTGTATCAGTACCTCCATAAAGAACGTCTCCAACAGTGTTGTGAAGTTTGTTTACAGTTAAGAAACCATAAGTATCTTTATGAGGAATTTGATCGTCTATACCAGCACCGTAAGGAATAGGAAATCCAGTTTCAGGGTCAATAGTAGTAATAGTACCTCTAGAATCTCTATTGTACTTACTCCACCATAAGTTTTCTTCACAAGCTTCCTTAAACTCCATTTCATGTTGGTACTCTTCCCAAGGCATCCAGTAGGACGTTACTTTACCTTTTATGTTGAATTGGAACTCTACAGTTCTATTGGAAACATTACCGCCAATCTCGTAAGACTTACGAATAATACCAATTTGGTTCTTAAGTTTTCCAGGAGCTTGTTTGTTACTTTCGTTACCACTAGAGTAAGCTTCAGAAACATTAGCACCACCTACCATAGCCCAACGAGTTCCAGGAGCAAGTTCGCTTACTGAAACATATTCATCAGCTTCTCTATAGATAAGTTGTAGTGTATATTTATACCCATTACTAACAGGTACTTTATTAATAACACGACAAGCTGTTCCTAGAGGAGAATATATATTATGTTGATCCTTTAGCCAATTAGTTTTAAATACTACAACAATAGTTGCTCCAGCTTTTCCTGGCTCATCTGTTGCAGCATATTCATGACTAACAATAGTATCACTTTTCTTCATACGTGTCATAACAGGCCAATCATATTCTATGTCTTCAATACCCTTAGTATCTAGACCACCTTTTTGACCCTCTGTTAAGAAAGTAAGAGGAAACTTTTTATTTTCGTTACCCATTAAATGAGTAATAACAGGATTTAAACTATCAGATTTAGTAAGACGCATCTTAGCTAATGACTGATTAGTAGTAAACCCACTTCCATCAAATTTTTCGTGAATAAGTATTCTACTACTATTTTGATTCGTTAACGTTTGTTCTTGTGGCATTTTAAAATTTTTTTAATAATTACGATTAATTAGAGTAACTCATCTATAGTTACATTTGCGTCATTATTAGTTTGAGATTGTTGTGTATCACTAGGTACACTAGTTTCAGCTAATTTTGCACTTCTAATTAATCTTTGTTTTAGACTATTTACATTTAATGATTTTGCCTTAGTACTAATTAGAGATTTTAAGTCAAACCCTTTAAATAGAAGATAGGAGATTGCAAGATTTTGTTCCATACTATTCTTACTTCTATCTACCATTTCTTGGCTATTACCTTTATCATCTATTGCTAAAGCTATATAATTATAAAACGCTTCTTTATCGTTTTTAGGAATTTGAACAAATCCTAAATCACCTTTATCAACTACAGTTTTAACATCATTCCAATGTTTTTCATTAGCTTTACGCTGTTCTTCTACTGATTTTTGATAGTTTTCATCTTGTTGTTGTTTTCTAGAAGTTTCATAAGCTTTCAAAGCACTTAAAGCTGTTTCAGCTTGTGCATCTATTTGATTACTATCTTCAAAAAGTTTAACTAAACTATCAATACGTTCTTGTTCCATACCAGTTACACTAAACGAATTTTTAATAAGTTGTGTTTTCTGGGTTATACTTAGTTTCTCAAGATCTACAGTATTATAATCCACTGGTTGTTTATAACTTTCTATAGTTCCTCCTGTACTTAAATGTTTATATACATCTAATATTACAGGATTATTAGTAAAGAAAGATGTTTTAAAATCTTCAAAGCGTTGAGCAGCTACATCTTCTGTAAACTCCTTCATACCCTCATTATCGTCACTATAAATTTTAGGATTTCCATTATCATCTAAAAATTCATATTCAGATTCTGCATGAAGTTGATTTACTACAGAATTTTCAGCAGCTAGTTCTGCTTTGGTTTTGATAATATTTCCTTCAGAATCTATTTGATTACCTTTATTATCTAAAGTAATGTCTTCTTCAGAAATAGAATCTGTGTAAAGTTCTTCAAAAGACTTTACTATTTCGCCCTTGTCATCTATAATATCTCCATTCTCATTAAATTGAACTCCTTCATATTTAGTAAGAAGATCTTTCCTAATACCTTTATTATCATCATCTAGTTCGGCTTCATTAGCGAAACTAGAAAAAAGGTTTTTTACTTTACTTTTATTCTCATCTGAATCAAAAGTAGTATCATCTTCTGCATTTTGACCCGCATCTGGTGGGGTATCTGTATTAGCAGGAGGAGTAGGAGGAGTATCTTCAGTTTTTGGAGGAGTAGGAGGAGTAGCACCTTCTGGAGGTGTTCCAGTAGGTTTTCTATCATCATTCTCTCCTGTATTAAGAAGTTGATCCATTGAAGGGATGAAAGGTTCGTTACTTGTATCGCTCATAATTTCTTTATTATTAGTTATTTTTCTATTATTAAATTATTTATGATTTTGGTTTCGTTCCCATATGTTTAATACGGGCATTACTTTCTTTTATATCTTGTTTTAATTTCTTATCGTCGTGGTTTAGTTTTTTAGTATCTACTTCTATTTTATGGTTATCCATTTTAGAAGTATCTTTTTCAGGTGTCTCTCCTGTTTGTCCTAAGTCTAGCATTTTAACATCTATAGCTTTATTATAATCTTTATCAGCTTTATAGATTTCTACATCATTCTTAGCTTTTTGAGAATCTGCATTAATTTGTGCTACATTTGTTTGACCTTCTATAACAGCTCTAGTATTGGCATCTTCTCTTTCTTTAGCAAATCTATCAATTTGTGCAACTACTTCTTTAGTCTTAGCAAAATTACTAGCATCAATAAGTTCTAACATAGTTAAAGCATCTGCGTTTTGCCCTAGTCCAAATCCATATTCTTTTGCTAATTGAATTTTTTCAGTTTCTTGTTTACTATTCTTAACATGAACATCTGAATCAGTTCCTAATCTATGAATAGCATCGTCAGGATTAATAGTAAGAAAAGCTTCTCTACCACTTGAATTGATATATTTACCTTTTTTACCATTTATATAGGCTAATTTAGACAAATCTAATAAACCCTCATAATCTTTTTCCTGTAATTTTTCAAATTTTCTATTTAGTTCATCGCTTATTACAGAGCTTCTAAATATAGCTTGTTCCGAAGTTCCCTTGCCATCACTAGTCTTAATGTCTCCAAAACGTTGTCTATTCATTCCAATAGAATCCCACCATTCTGCTTTAATACTTTGCATTAATTCGATTGAATCTTTTGCAAAATTGCTTAAACTCATATCTAAAACCTTAATACCTTGTAAAGCTAAAGCAGCAGTAGGAGAAGTTTCATCTATAAAAGCATAACTATTAGCATGAGCATGATACATAAAATTCTCTTCATTCCAACCTTCTCTGCCTTTAGGAATTAAACCAATAGGGATAATAGCAAGTTTATCTTTATTTTTATTCATTATCTTTTCAAATTGATAATTAACAACATTATATAATTTTTGATAACTTCTACCATAATTTACAAGTCTTTGTAATTTACCTGTAACACCTCTATTTAGTCTACCATTATAAGAAAGCTTTTGTGTAGAACTATTATTTAATTCCATTCTATTATAAGGAAGCTCTCTCATATCAATATACCGAAAATCTCTATTATAATTAAATCTCCAACCTTCACAAATAACACTTAACCAATCCCATTCAATAGAAATATCTCCAGCTTCTATATCAAGTTTATAAGTATCATCTACTTCCATTTCTCCGACTTGCCCTAAAGCATCATAATAAGTAAGAGTTCCTACTTTTCTAAAACTACGCCATTGAGCATGATGAACTTCTACACCTGTAAAATCATGTAAAATACTATGTTTTTTATAATCCTCACTGTTAGTTATATATTGAGTAGGAAGCCATGTGTAACCTTGTGTACCTACAAATAAATCATTATTAATAGAATCTAACCATTCAATATCTTCTTTAGTAAGTTTTTTGTGCCATCTATCAACAATTTGATTAACAGTCATTACTTGTCTACGTACAACCCAAGCATCATCTTCTACAAAATTTGTTTTAGAATTACCTGCACTATTAATTTCCCAAGGCTTAACTCTTTCAAAATCTATATCATCATTAAAAATACCTTTATAAGTAATTGTTTTACCAGCAATTAACCAATCCATATAAGCATCTTGGTACTTATCATCTAAATCTTGATCAAAAATAATATAATCAAGAATTTCTTGACCTGTAATAATTCTATTAGCATCAAAACCTCTATTGTATTCATCTACAACTTCTTGTACAGGAGCTTGTTCAACACTCTCTTGACCTGTTTCAATGCCAAGAGTATTTAAATTATTAACAGTTTGTTGATCGTAATATTGTTGTAAAAGTTGATTTAAACCTTTCTTATAATCATTCTCATCCCCTTCATTAGTTTCTAAAACTTGAACGTTCTTAAATCTTTGACTAAATTCTCCTGCATATAAATCTAATACAGGTTGAATAATATTATAATTTCTTAATTTAGCTCCAAATCTCTTATATCTATCAATAGTAGTATTAAAAGGATTTAAAACATAATTATAATCTTTTTCTTCAGGTTCTCCTTCTACAAAACGATAAGAAGATAAAACATCATCACGATGATAATGGTACTCATTTTCATCAACTAAATAGTCAATAGATTTTTCCCACCATGTTTTATTAGTTTCGGGATCTTTTACAGCCTTCTCTTTTGAAGTAAGTTTTTGTTTAGGAAATAAATTCATAAGTTTTTAAAATAAGTCTCTATGAAATACACTTGAACCTTCTTTAATAGGAGCAGGTTCTTCTACTTTTACAAAAAATTGTTCTTTAGTATCATACATTCCTACAATAGCAGTTGAGACACCATCAAAATTACCTTTAACTAAATTAAATCTTAAAAGCTCTTTTAATAAGGTCTCGCTATAAATATAATGTAAATTTAGGGATTCTTGTTTAAATTCTCCTTTCCCTCTTTTATAAGTTAACCAATCTTTTAAATATATAACACCATCTAATTTTCTAGCTTCATTTATGACAATACCTTTGTTATTATTACCTTTACTAGTTTGTAAAGCTTTTTTCCAAATAACTTCAGGTTCATCCGCTAATTTATGTAATAATTTATTTCTCCTAGCATATTCTTTTACATCTCCTCTATTACTTTCAAACATTATTATAGCATTATAATATTCAGCAGCAGCAAACATAATATCATTAAACTCATCTGTAGTACTAGGACGACCTCTAAATTCAGCTACTATTCTATCACCAAATCCAGGAGTAAAATTATTAGTTTTTTCATATACATAAAATACACCTAAAGAATCTCTAGAACTAACATCTTTAGTGTCTTTACTAATAGCATAAGGGTCATGCCATATTCTATATAGATTAGGAGGAACTTCTCCTTTGACCATACTATTTCCCACTAAAGTAGAAGCGTTTGTAGTTATTTTACTTCTATAAGGTGGTGACCACATTATAAAACAACCATGAGCATCATCATCCCTTTTTAAAGGGAAATTAGTAATAGGTGGATGATAATGTTTAAGTTCTTCTGGTGTCATAAATAGTTTATCTTTAAATACTACACCTTTAGAAGTTCTAACTAAATTACCTGTACGGGCTAAAGCTTTAATATCTGGGTCTCTTTGTACTCTTCTAAGTTGCTCTTCAAGTTCTGCACCAGGAAATATACCACTACTGTCTCTACTAAAAGCTTCACTAGGGGTAAAAGGTTCTTCCATTAAGTACCCTATATAATTCTCTGCTTTTCCTCTTTTCTTTTTCTCCCTTATAGCTTGTTCATATTTTATAGCACCAAACACATTACTATTACCATGTTTATCAACGAAACCTTCTTTACCCATAAAACTAGGCATAAAGAAACCACATTCGTTACCTCTCATGTCTTCATCCCAAATATTATTAAAACATAGGAATCCATCAGCAGATGGTGTATAAAATAAATCTTCAAAAGCTTCCCATTGTTTAGTATCTCCACCACCAGTACCAAACACAATCATTAAACCAGTAATAACAGGCCCAGCTTTAAGAGTAGGAAGCGTACTATCAAGAACTTGCCGTAATAAAACATTTTTACCACTTTCTTCTAGTAACATTACAGTACAATCTTTACCTCTTAATGCTCCTGGATTATTAGTAGCAAAACTCTTAGCTATAATACTACTTTTATAACCTCTTTCAATACCTAATCCATCATTTAACTTATAACCAAATTTTATAGTACTTTGGCTATCTATTAATCGACGTTTTGCCCAATCTGTATTAGCAGCAAGATGTTGCAAATAATTATCAGCCATAGTCATAGTACCCTCAGGATACAAACTACCACTATCATAAGCACCTATACCTGTAACAGTATTTCTATATAAATCGGCTCTATCTGCACATAACCAACCATTCTTATAACTATAACCTTTACGACGAGCTTTACCACAAACAATATGTTTACCTTTTCTTCTAGCTAATTCTAAAGCTTTGAAATAGTAATAATCACTATCGAAGAAAGCTGGAAAAGTAGTCTCCTTATCATCACTTAAAACTTCTTCAGGAATTTCTTCCCCTCTAGCAATAATATCTGCTATAGTTATAAGAGTTTTTTCTTTAAGTCTTTTAATAGGTCCATAATTAAGATACCCATAATGTAGACCAGTTATATGTAAATCTTGTAATACCCATTGTCCATCGGCTTTTTGAACTAATGAACAAGGTAGTGTAATACCTTCTTTTCTTCTACGCTCCTCTTCATCCCAAAAAGCATCGAATTTAGCTTTATCATAAACAGGATGCAAATGAGTATATACACCATGTTTAAGAAAATACTCTCCTACCTTACTAAACTCTTTAGTATTATAGAATACAACATCTATTGGTTCATATAAATCCTCTCCTATAATACTAACTGTCTTCTTATAAGGAGTGACCATAGGCTCTAATGAAGAATCCCGCTGTACACTATCTAGTAAAGCAGGATCTAAATTATTTAGTATGTCATAACTTCTATAACCTTGATGCATATCTAATCACTTTGCCAATCAGCAAATAATAAATCATTTATATCATAATAATAACCTATACCTGCATTCTCTTTAAACTCTCTATCACTTTTATAATCTCCAA